ATTTTGCGTGATCTGCAAGTCGGTAGCGTTTACGATTCCGGTTGTTTGCCAGATTGCTTTGGTAGTGAGGCGATCATTTTCCGCAGGATGCGATCCATTTTGTAACCACGAAGGCGGTGTGCGTAAAGCCATTTACTTGATCTCCTTATACATACGCGTTGTACCAAGTTACAGTTGCGGAAGTCGTACCCGCAAGTGTACCTGTTCCCGATAGATAAAATTGATTTGCGCCCGGTTGCGCCCAGAACCAGTTTGATCCACCCGCTACAAGATTTCGAGCAGTAGATCCGTTGTAGGTGACAAGCCTTTGCCCCAGATCAACGACAAGGGTGTCGGTGTTGGAGTAAGTGCCTTGAATTGTAATGTAATTTCCTTGAGTCGAGTTACCGACAACTGGGTTAGTGACTGGGCCAGTAATGGTGATGATCGGATAAGTATTAGCCCATCCAGCGTTGGTGATAGTTGTTCCAGCCGCGCCACCGCCAAAGGTCAAAGGATAAACGCGAGGATATAAACGACCAAGATAGTTAGTACCGATCAAAGATGCAGACTGTTGCGTGTTGTCGTAGAACTTAGGATCCGGAGCAAAGAAAACCCATTGGCTTGTAATGTATCCGTATGTGTAATCAGGTGTGATGACAGTTTTAGAATCACGAACGCGAGCATTAAAGAATTGGATATTCGAGGATTGTGGCAACTTAAATTGCAGCTGATTGGTTGTGGAAAATGCTGTGTACGAAGCCGTAGGCAGTAGGTTAGATTTCAACAGGTTGTAGTTTGCCTGTGCACTCATTACCGAGTTGGCAGATCCGCCCGAGGTGTAGGTATCGGTTAGGTTTACGGGGATCGTAAAGTGAGTGTTGTCGATTACAGTCAGCGTTTGCGAAGTCTGATTAAACCCAGTTCCCGCAGTTCCAGAAGGGTTGCCAGTAGAAACTACGCCCGTAATAGTCACGATCTGACCAGTATTGAAGCCGTGATATGCCGAGGTCGTATAAGTGATTACGCCCGTTCCAGTAGCGATCGCACCCGTAATCGTGGCAGTTATATTGCTAGAAAGGGTCAGAATCGTCAGCGTAATAGATCTGCCGCCTAAGAAATCACGACCCGAAAACATTCCATCGTTAAAGCCTTGGTTATCGTCTTGGTTACGGATAACTGGCAAGCCTTCAATGCCATCGGCAGATGTAATCTGATATGGAGATCCAGCACCACCAAAGGCAAAGCCATTCCAAGCAAAGCCGTAAGCGTTAAGCGAAGTCAGAGTTGCCATTATTGAGCCACCATAGTTTTGCCACCGCCCGGAATGATTCCTTGAGTTTGACCCAAAGTAATAGCGTTAAGTGTACCCGCCGTGACAGTTGGAAGCGAAGGATCAGTCGTGTAAACATTGTTAGTGATCTGATAATTTGGAACCTGCCCAGTCATCGTTGGGCTAGTGCTTCCAGCCGATGATGCAAAGGTTCCAGTTACTCCGGCAGGAGTCATAACGCTAGCCTCGTAAGTTGAAATGCTTGCAGTCGATCCACCGAGAGCCTGAATCTTTGCGGCAGTCGCATCTAACTTTTGTTGCAACGCATCGAGTTGCTTCATAGCGGCATCTGAGATCGAAGTTGTGGACTTAGTAAAGGCATCATCCGCGGCGTTGAGCGAGTCATTAAGAGTTTGGGTTGCCTTTATCAAGGCGTTATCGCGGGCATCGCTAGCGGCTTGTACGGCCTTATTTAGCGTGTCCTGAGCCTTAGCCATAGAGCTATTAAATGAATCAGTTTCTTTGTTGATCGCATCTTGCATAGCGGCAGAGTTAGCGGCTAGTTGCGTAGTCAAAGTTGTACCGACATCTGCGTATTGCTTAGCCAAAGCCTCAGTCGCAAAGTTAGTGCCATCGTTCATTTGTGCGGCGAGATCATTCAGACCATTTTGCGAAGCGTCTTGAACCTGAGCGTAAAGTGATTTAATCGAATCTTGAGTTGCAGGTGCGGCAGTCAATACAGATTGAGCCAAAGCATCACCCTGCGCTGGACCTTGAGCGATCACTTCGTTGATAAATTGTTGGTTATATCCAGCGGCGGCTAACTTTCCAGCATCTTGTTGCAACTTTGTAATCTGGGTCATTTGATCTTGCAACTGAGATACGAGCGCATCGGCAGTTCCGCCACCCGCCGTAAAGAGTTTGCCAAGATCGATCTTAGTAGCGTTAGCGAACGCATTAGTCATTACATCAATCGAGGATTGAATAATCTTTGCACGATTATCAGCCGCAGTTTGTTGCAACTGAGTAGCCTTATCGGCGTACTGTTGCTGAATATCAAGCAACTTTTGTTCGTGAGCATCCTGCAAGTTCTGGACAGTCGTGTTGTAATTATCTTGAGCCGCTTGCATCGCATCTTGATACTTGGCTTGGATGTCAGCACTATCTTGACCAAATTTATCTTGTGCGGCTTGAATTGCATCGTCGCGGGTTTTAGTAGCCGCATCCATTTTATCTTGACGATCTTTAAGCGCGGCATTCATTTGATCTTCGAGTTTGACTGCATCATCGTTTGCAGTTTTGATCTTTGCATTACGGGCGGCTAAAGCCTTTTCTGCGGCAGTAGCGGCTTTGCTGATATTTCCAGCCGCACCAAGATTGCCATCGACTCCAGCATCGCCTCCTGTGCCAGTTACGCCAGCATTGGCAAGGGTTGTTGCACCGCCCCCGAACATATTGCCGAGGTCGATCTTTTTGTTTTTAAGTTCATCGAGGGATTTGCCCATTCCCTTAATACTGTTAGCAGTCGAATCAAAGAAATGCCCGACATCCTGAGTCGCTCCGTTAATATCTTTGAGGGCGGCTTTAGCCGCACCACCTATGCCCGGCATAAAAGACAAGCCCTCTAGCATAAGTTTCATTGGACCTGTTGCTAGCTTCATAACTGCCGTTACGACATCGCCAAGAATCTGAATGAACTCACCAAAGCCACCTACGCCAGCCTCGGCAACATCGATAATGATATCTCTGAAAGTCTTAAAGTGATTCCACGCATAAACAATTCCAGCGGCTAAAGCGGCAACTGCGACAACGATTAGTCCGATTGGGTTGGCATCCATTACCAGATTCAAAGCGGCTTGTGCTAATTCGGCGGCTTTAAGTGCCATCTCGTACGCACCCCAGATAGCAACTGCGCCACCAATAACGGCAAGAAATACCTCGAATGCAGATTTGTTTGCTTCGATAAATCCAACAAGCGGCTTGAGAATGTCAGAAATAAACTTAAATACAACAGAAGTGACATCAATGAAAATGCTAATTAGTTTTGTCAGGATAGGCATTACAACCGATCCAACCTTGACTGCCACATCATCGAACTTGGCTTTTAAGATTTCCATTTCGCCAGAGAATGTGTGCGTGTAACCAATAGCCTGACCATTGATCTTTTGATTTAACTCGTCCATCGCCTTAGTAATAGCCTGATTCTTAGGCAAGGTCGTATCGAGAGTGATGCCGAATTCCTTAAACGCCTTAGCGTTACCCATCTGAGCTTTTTCCAAAGTACCAGCGGCAGTTGCTAGATCTTCGTGTTTGTAGCGGGCAAGATCAGCCGCCATCGACATTAGGTTTGTTGATTCCTTCACATTTCCTGTGGCGGTGATCAACTTGTTGTAAGCATTCTCAGAATCGGCAACGCTAAAGCCAAGATTGCTCATCTTTTCGGTAGTCGATTGGATGATATCGCGGTTAGCGGCGGTGTTTACCTTAGCGTTATTCATTGAAGTTGCTAAGGATTCAGTAGCGACCTGAGTATCTTGGACTGCTTTTATCGCATCGTGAAGTCCGGTTGTTAAAAGGTTTAGCCCTTGCGTCATCACATTGCCAGCAAATACGCCAAGCATTGTGGTTTTTAGCGATGAAAATTTAGACTCTTGAGCTTTGGCAGTATCGCCAATTTTATTCAGACCAGCGGTTGCCTCTTGAACTGCCGCAGTCAGGTTAGAGAGTTGAACAAGTATTTCAACATTTAATGGTGGGACATCACCTGCCACGGCTATGCTCCCATCGCTCTTGTGATTTCATCACGGATAAACTGCGAAGCCCGACCCGAACTAATTAAATAGTCACGCGCTGGCATCATATAAGGATATTTTACCCCACTACGCCAGTTCGACGAGCCGAGTTCTACTGCACGAGCATATTCAGCACCCGAGGTTGCGCTCGCTATATAAGTGCCAAAACCTTCTCTGCGAGGCGGTAGTCCTTGGATATTTCTAAACAAGTTACCGGTTGCATAGTTTGGACCTTCACCATTTCTCGGACCAATATGCGGGTTGTGACGAAGCCTGTTGTTTTTTTGAATAGGCGGATTCTTTACCCGACTAGCATTTTCTTGAGCGTGAGCGACAAGATCCCTAGTGATCAACTGCGTAGCTCTAAAGCCAGCATTGTCCATCCGCCCTTGCCACGCTTTTAATCCGGCAAAGACTTCATCGCGGTTGTCGCTCAATGCTTCTCCATCTTTTCGATCTTAACTTCTTCGACTGCATCTGCAATCGCTAAAAGCCAATCTGCCCGAGCCGCTGGAAGTTCATCCACCTGATCAGGAGTCCAACCGAACTGATTGGCGAACTTAAAATAAAACCACTCCGTTGTGGGATATTCCAGTTCGTCAGATTTTTCGAAGCCTCGGAGTAAATCCTTTAAGCGTTCGAGTTTTCGGTAGTTACTTTTGGGTCGCTTGCATTCTCCACAGTATTTTTAATGTCTGGGAAAAGTTGTTGCGTTAGATCTTCGGTTTGCTTCATCAAAGCAACATAATCAGGGATAGGCAATTCTTCAATTGAATCTTCCTTTACAGAAGGAATCAAAAGATCGTATGACCAATCCTCAACGATTGTTGCAAGCAAAGCGTTACCAATAGCGATGCCTTTTTCTGCATCTGTTGTCTTATCACCTGCGCGCATAATGCGGTTACGATCACGAACCTTGAGTTCGCTCGCATCCTTAACAGTTACAGTTGCGCCTGATGGAAGTGTAATCTTTTGTGACATTGTGCCTCCTAGTTAGTTGCCTTGCTTGTATCTTAGCAAAATCTAGGCAATAGGGGCGCGGGATCACGGCGAAGGCGAGCACAGATCAACCTGCCGCCCCTATTGCGTTCTAGTTTATTTAAGCAACTGCTCCAGAAACGGCATTCTTAACGACCCACTTGATAGGTGAGTAGCCAGTTGTGCCAGCATCGGTCAAGTTACCCTGCGCGTTGAAATCGACTACAACTTCTACGAAATCCTTTGAGCGTTCGATAACTGCAAGTGTGTATGCACCCTTAGTCATTGTTGCTTGGATCTGAGTTTGAGTTGCGCCCGTTCCAGTTGTCCAGTTAAAGACGAGAGCAGGTTGTGTGTTGGTGAGATAGTTTGTAAGTTGTGTGTCATTTTCCATAAGGAAAGTTGCCTTGCCGGTAACTTCCAAAGCTCCAAGGAAAACTTGATAAGGAGTCTGCACATTTGCTACGCCGTAGATTGGAGTAACAGGGCGTTTCATATCAATGTTGCCCATTGTGTTGTTGGAGATTGTGGTTCCGCCAACGCTTACAGTTCCGTACCATACAGCCGTTGGCAATACAGTCGTAAATGATGGAGTTGGTGTGCTGGTTGTAGCAGACTGCCAGCCTGTTGATTTTGCATCGTATTCGAGCAATCCGTCAGCACTCCACTTGAGAGAGAAGTCTGAGAATTGGTGACCAGCCCAAGAACGCACATTCGCACCATAGAAATCGAGAAGTGTGTACGCGGCAGGTTGTGCATCTGATGCAGTTGTTGTGGTGTTCTTGAGAGCGATGGTGTGAGTGTATGGAGCAGATCCAGTTACAACATCTTCGCCAAGTACGCCAGCGATAGGGTAGAGAATTGTGTCAGCAAATGCTGGTCCACCAAAGTCGAAAGTTGAGTGGATACGACCCTGAATGTAGTTGTAATTCTTAACAAGCGATCCACGCAAGCCCTCATCAAAAAGAGGTGTGTAGATATCTTGTGGCTTGACTGTTGATGCGGTTACAGGAATGTAAGCGACCGGAGTTGTTACTGCGGTTCCCTTAGTGGTTTCTTTAGCGATTCCAATATAACTGCGGTGTGTATTTTGAACTGTCATTTACTCACGCTCCTTGCGTTGTATCAGACGAGGCTGATGGTGTAGTTACTGGTGTTGTTTTCTTTGGTGCAGAAGCGAGAGTGACATCGGCTGAGATAACCTCATCCGCGGACTCAAAAGTGTCACCGGGCTTGACTGTTAGCCCGAGAGTTGGAAACTCGCGCACATCGTCCCCGTTATATTGGTAAGTTGCCATTGTTCTCCCTAAGCCTGAATCATTTGTGTAACATCGAATCGAATCTCTGCAAAAGTTTCCGTAGCTCCGTTATCTGAAGTCATAGGTTCCCCGTACAGACAATCGATCACAGGTTCCGCGCCTTGCCAGACATTCACTTGAGTGGAATCACCAAAGTTGTGACTGGCGCGAAGCGTATTCTTGATGTTGTCGATAAGTGTATCAAAATCCGCCATAGCATCTTCGGCGTTATTTTGTAAAGAGTGGTGAAAGATCTGCAACACGACTTGAAAGTCAACACGCTTCCAACCATTAGTCGCACCACCAATAGCCAAACGAGTTTCGCGCTCGCTTGCAATAAAGATTACGGCGGCGGCTCGACTCATCTGCCCCGCTTGCGCGTTTACTTGATAATTAATGCGCTTAGGAAACGAGGTGAAGATCTGATTGAGCGTGGCGATATTTGCCCCGGTCAGATAGTTGTAAAGAGTAGAGCGTAACTGTACGCGACCCACGCTGGACATTAGCGCATACGCCTAAACGGAGCGAGCAGTTCTTTAGCGAGCGCAATATCGGAACCGATAATGTCTTGAACACTTGGACCACTACTTGCTCGGGTTGTGACTGCCATAGTCAAAGAGTTATCGCCACGAACTTTTAGGAATTCGGTCGTAGTCAAAATCGCCGCTTCCTTAATTGCCTGTGGCATATTTCCAACGGCTACGCCAGATGAGTGCGAGTATTTCAAGGTGGTGGTAATGGCTACTGTATTGGAGCCATAGACATACGAAGGCGATACTACGACCTGCTCAGTATTCTGACCATCGTAAATGGTAATTACAGTTCCCGCAGTCAATCCGATCGGGTCGATCATTGTGAAGGATGCAGAACCCGCAGTCGCAGATGAGATCAAGCCATTACAGAAACCAGCGCAATAGTTGTACGAAGCATAGATCCTAGAGCGTACAGTCGGTGGAAAACCGAAAGAAAGCGGACCTTGTGATGAGTAAGAAAGCCCTAATTGACTCATAGGGTAGATGATCTGGGACTTTTCGAACCAAACCGACTGCAAAGCGCCATCTGTAACAGCGGTCATATTGGTCGGAGTTGCGCCATAAGAAAGCGAGTTGAGAGCCACGACATTGTTGTAATCGGGCGAGATGACCATAAAGCCTTCTTGCGTAATGCGAGTACGGGACTGCTCCTGAAAGTTCTGAGCGATCAAAGGCTGGTTTACATAAATGTCGATCCACGATGAAGCTCTTTGAATGACTGAAGCCAGTTCGGCATCTTGTTGAGCAGATGTTCCGCCAGTAACAAGGTTGTTGTAATCAATCGCAGTAGGAGCATTCTTATACTCAGCGATTGTTAGATACGAACCTGATTGAAACTGCGTTATTGGCGAAACCGCTGATGCCATTTTTAATCTCCGTCTGTTTTAGGTGTAGCCATTTCGTGACCGCAACGCGAACACAACTTAAACCACGATCCGAAGCCACAGTTCTCGCAATTATACCCGCGTTCGTTATCGCCCGTTGTGTGTAAAGCCAAGTTGCCTTCGGTAAAACCTTCCGCCTTTAATGCCGCGATGTCTTTAGGGTTATCAGTTCTATACATTCCATCTCGACCAGCGCGCAAAACTTTTTTGCCAGATTGTCGGTTGATCTCAACCTCTTTGGCGAATCCATCTCTTGGAACTAATCTTGCCATTGTTTGCCTTTCTTAATTTATGAAATAGGGAGAGAGTCCCGAAAGACTCTCCCCCGTTAATCAATTGCCGACTAAGCAGCTGTGATGCCTGAAACGATTCCATTCCAAGCAGGTGCAGAACAGAAGAATGTTCCACGGAAATATGTGGAAAATTCATAGGCGAACTGTGTGACCGGCCATTGGATTCCAAGGTAATCCTGTACAAGGTAGTTAGCCCATACATCTGAGACCTCGGTGTCTGGAATAGGAAGTGTGTATGACAACACAGGAGCAACGCCTTGTGGAAGCCAAGGGTGAACAGTAATGTCAAGTGACTTTCCTGTTGTTTCGTTGACGATTCCGTTAACGACTGAACCAAATGTAACTCCGGTTGCTTCGTCTTGAGAAATCTGTAGGCGGTAGTTAGCGTTTGCTGAACCCTTGATTGCATCAGAGAGTTGCTTACGATCTGAACCATTCATCAAAATCTCATCTGGATCAGCCTTTACTGAGTTGTAAAGGTTAGCGAACACAGTCTGGAACTCAGTTCCTGGGTTTGTGTTTGAGAAGGTTGAGTTGATGTTGTTGTTGTAACCACCATTTGAACCAAGAAGTGTTGGAAGAATTCCGTCATATCCTGTTGCGTAAGCAGAAGTATCTGCTGATGCACGAGAAGCAAGCGCACCTGTTGTGTTGTATGGTGCTTGGTTACCAGTAGCACTTGTTCCGCTTCCACCAAGAGTGAAAGTTAGGCTGGTTGTGCGACCCTGATAGTGAGCGTTAGCAACACCGGTGGTTGTTCCAACATAAATGTTGTAAGCAATCGCGCCTGTGATAGCGGTTGGGATTGTTACTGTGAGTGCTTGGCTTGAAGTTGCTTGTGAAGCAACAGCAGAAACGATTGACTCACCAAAACCTGTTGAAGAGATACCGGCGTCAGCTGTGTAATAGACATAGTAAGTTGCGTTTGGAAGCGCAGTTACTGATCCGCTTGCTGATACTGCAGTAAGTGTTGGAAGTGTTGGAGCAGATCCGCCGTTAAGGGCACCTGAGTAGCCTGAAGCAGTACCACGAGCCATCAACATCATTCTTTCTTCCATTAGCATCGTGGCATAAAGCGTAGATGTTGAAGATAGTTGACGAAGATCCTGATATCCAAGACCAGAGAAGTTAGCATCGAATGAAACGCTATCTGATAGTGAGTATGAGTTGTAAGGCAAGATGATGTCATCTGCGGTGTAACTGATCTTTGAACCACGCTCGAAGTTGATTGAACCAAAAGCGGTAGTTGTAGATTCTGTGATGCCCGGCCAAATCTGACCTTGTCCACCTGTTCCTGTACCGGTATAGCCTGTGATGCGCTTGATGCGGTGGCTTGTGCCTACGCCCTTCTTACGAGGGATTCGGTTACGAAGTGGTGTTGGACGAGGTGTAAGGAGCTTTGCAGGTGCTTCGAGGTCGAAGGCTGCGAAAGATGTTGAGAGTGGAGATGTAAGGCTGATGTCCTTCTGGATCTCCTGTGATGCGATGCGTTGTGAAGCGATCGCGTTGTTCAAACCAGCAAGAGCATCTGGAGCAAGTGACTTAGAAGCCGCTAGTGCCTCAAGTGCGCGTGTTGGATCTTGTGCTGGTGTCAAACCATTTGTGTTAGGTAGTGCAAAGGACTTGTTCAGTTCTCCCTGAAACTCGTCCATACGCTTCGCGGCTTTCTTTGGTGAATCAACATCACCAAAGAGATCGGAAGCCTTAGGTGCTTGTAGCGCCATTAGGTTTTTTCCTTTCGAGTGGGTTTATTCTGCGTCCGGTTGTCCGGCTTTAGAGAGGTATTCCTTCTCTAGCTGCTTGTAACCTTTAGCAAGAATTGGGTCTGAAGTCGCTGATGCCTTGAGGCGATATTCAGCGGCTTTGATAAGTAGTTCGTTTGAATCATTGACATTGACTCGACCAGTCCGCTTTGGACCGCCCGATGCCGCAGCCGATTTTGCAATTACGAGTTCTGATTCAAGAGCCACCGACTTATCTTCAGCTGCCTTTAATGCCGCCTTGTAAGAATCGATCTCAGCCTTGACTGTTTCAGACGCACTCTTTGTTGCTTTCTCGATGATCGAAGTTACAAACTTCTCACCGAG